ATCTAATCCAAATAATCCACAACAACAAGCTACTCCTCAAACGCCTGAATTTGATTATGAGAAGTTGGCCAGTCTCATCAACGGAAAACAGAGCGTAACAGAAGATACTGTGCTTAAATCATATTTTAAACAGCAAGGATTAAGCAAAGATGAAATGGATTCGGCAATTGCTGCATTTAAGAAGCAGAAAGCAGAAAGTACACCTGATATCGCACAATTGCAAGCAGACAAAACAAAAGCTGAACAGCAAGCACTTAAAGCAGTAATTGAAGCAAAAGCGCAAATGATTGCTTTTACATTAGGGATTGACGCTAAAACAATTCCGTATGTATTAAAATTAGCTGATTTAAACCAATTGTCATTAGATTCTAAAGATGAAGATGTACAAGCGGTATTAAACAAAGTATTGGAAGATGTACCTGCATTGAAACCAACACAAGATGATAGTTCATCAGGTTTCAAGCAAGTCGGTGCTCCAAGCGGTGGGAATAACTCATCACAAACAGATGAAGCTTTGAAACGGGCTTTTGGTATCAAATAAAAGAAAGAAGGATTTAATCTATGACAGTTTATAATTACGCAGAACAATTTTTACAACCATTAAATCAAAAATACGCACTAGAGATGACTTCGTACGATTTAACACAGTCTAATCCACAAGTGCAATTTTTAAATGCGCAAACAATCAAATTACCATCAATCGCTGTATCGGGATACAAGGACCATAATCGACAAGGCGCAGGTTTTAATACTGGTACTATTACAAACGAATGGGAACCAAAGAAATTAGCGCATGACCGTGATGTTGAGTTTGCGATTGACCCAATGGATGTTGATGAAACAAATTTAGTTGTATCGATTGCAAACGTACAAAACACTTTAGAAACGGAACAAGCCATCCCTGAAAAAGATAGCTACCGTTACTCTAAATTATTAGCAGAAGCGAAAACGTATAAAGCAAATGGTGCGCACGTTGATGCAACTGTTTTAACTGCATCAAACATTTTATCTTGGTTCGATGACGAAATGGAACGTATGGATGACGCAGGTGTACCAACTGAAGGACGTGTGATTTATTGTACACCTAAGATTCGCAAATTATTGAAGCAAGCTGAAGGTATTCAACGCACATTCGATGTACAAAATACTGGTACAGCTATCAACCGTAACATCTATAGCTTAGACGATGTGAAAATCAAAACTGTTCCATCTGGTCGTATGAAATCAAAATACGATTTCTCAAATGGTTGTGTAGCCGCTGGAGATGCAAAACAAATCAACATTATCTTAATTCATCCATCTTGTGTGGTATCTCGTGATAAATACGCATATATTAACGTATTTAGTCCAGGTCATGATAGCCGTACTGCTGACAAATACATGTTGCAATCTCGATTCTACATGGATTTATTCTTGATTAAAAACAAAGCAGTGGCAGTATCAATCAACGTTGAAACTGGTGGTGAAGTTTAATGATTGCCGAAAAGGACAATAAAGTTTATATGATTTCACCTGATCAGCAAGCCTTTTATGTTGGTCAAGGGTTCGATATCAAAGATGACAAAGGAGATGTAATTGCCTATGGTGCTGGTCGTACAGTACCGTATGGCGATTATGCTGCTTTGCTTAAAGAAAATGAAAAGTTAAAAGCAGAGTTAGCAAAATCAAAATCTAAATCAACAAAGAATTCCAAGAAGGAGTCCACCGAAAAAGAAGGTGAATAATCATGGAGCCATACGTTGATGAAACGTATTACAAAGAAAACTATCTAGGTACACTTGACACTGAAGATTTGGCTAAAAGGTTAAAGGAAGCAAGCCAACAAGTGGATATGCTAACTTTTAACCGTATTCGTGGCAAAGGATTTGATAATCTAACTTCTTTTCAACAGTCAGTAATTAAAGAAGTAATTTGTCAACATGTGGATTTTGTGTACGAAAACCAAGATATGATTGATAGCGTCTTGCAATCATATAGTATCAATGGTGTATCCATGTCATTCGGCCAGAGTTGGAATATTGAAGTAATGAATGGTGTTGCCATGAAGCGTAGTACCTATGAATTGCTGAAGCAGACAGGACTAACAAGGAGCGTGATTTGATGAAATTTCCTTGTTTAGTACACAAAAGATTATGTAAGACACCGATTGATGTATTTCTATATGATGAAGGCATCACGGAAGATGGAGAACCAATCACTTATGACGGTTCATTCAAATGTAACTACCAAGATTCAGCAAAAACCATTTTAACCGATGAAAAGAAGCTTGTTCAGATTACCGGACGAGCTTTTTTTGTTGGGGATATCTTTCCTGATGTCCCAACTTTATCAGGTGGAGAAGTCGTGATATTTGGCGAAAAGCGCATGATTGAGTCAGGTATGAAGGCTAGAAATCCAGATGGAACGGTCAATTATACACGCTTAGATTTGAGGTGAGTGCATGAGTAAAGCAACAGTTACTTTTGATATGGGTGCAATCAATAAGCTGACAAGTGCGACTGTTAGAGCACTAGAGCAGACTGCGGAAGCCTTGCATACAGAAGTAGTCCAGGCGCAAGTAGTACCTAGAGATAAAGGTACCTTGCAAGGAGAAGCCTTTTTCGTGGATTATTCCAAGTCAGGCAATGGAACGGTTAGTCTTGTTCACAGCACACCCTATGCTAGAAGGCTTTATTATCACCCTGAATACAATTTTAATCGTGAGCACAATCCAAATGCACAGGCTCACTGGTTAGATGACTGGGCAGACGGTGGAAAGCATAGTGATTTTGCTAAAAGTGCTTTTTCAAAATTTTACAAACAACAAACAGGAGTGTAACTAATGATTTTATTATCAGATGTTAGAAACTGGCTAGAGAGTTTAGGTGTTGCTGAAAATTATTATGTAGGCAAACTAGACAACAAAAAAGAAAATTCAATAGGTGTTTATCAGCTTAAAGACAGCTCTCCACCACGTTTTGGATTAGGTGGGTATGATTTATCAAGCTACGAGCAAAAAGGCATTAGCTTGCTTGTACATTGGAATAAGAACGCTGTTGAGACTGAAGAAAAAGCATGGGAAATCTATCAAGAAATTCTACACTCAAAAGATTTGGTGATAGGAAAACATGCAGTGCAATTTCTAACTCTGAATACGCGTGAACCAATCGATGTCGGTACAGATAATAATCATATTTATGAGCGAGTTATCGAGTTTGTCATTTATTTTGATAAAAAAGAAAGTGAGGAATAATAATGGTAGGTAAAAAAACAGGGGTATATCCCGTTTATGAAAATCAATTTCAGGTAAATACAGGTACAGCTGCAACTTCTTCAGATGGTACTTCAATTACTGGAGGAACCTTTAGCAATATTGCTGACATGGAAAGTTTTAGCGTTTCTTTTGATAATGGTGTCGAAGAATGGACTCCGTTTGACCAAGCTGGATGGACGCGTCGTTTAATGACTTCCAAATCAATTACAATTTCAGTATCAGGCAAACGAAATGTTGCTGATGCTGGAAATGATTTTATTTCGAATAAAGCATTTAAAAATGGACGTGATGCAGAAGTAGATATCCAATGGACTTTCCCGGATGGCACGAAAGTAGTCTTTTTAGGCGCGGTCATTAATATTACTGAGTTTGGTGCAGGAGACTCAACCAATGTAGCACCATTAGCCTTTGATGTGATGTCTAACGGTAAGCCGATTGTGGTTCCTGCAGTTTAGGAGGTTAGTCCATGTATAAGATTATACAACCGTTCGTGGATGCCTATGATCGTAAGGAGTATGGGGTAAATGATGAGTTTACCCCTACTTATGATGTAAAAGCCGAAAGATACGAACGATTAGTAAGATTAGGATATTTGAAGAAATTAAAAACAAAGAAAAAGGAGCAAGTAAATGAGTAAAATCATCGACATTACAGAAAAATTAAGTTTCGATACTTCACCAGTCATTAAAATTAAAGATATTGAATTAAAGGTCAATGATGATGCACCTACAGCTTTGAAAATGATGGCCATTATGTCTGATTCTGGCGATAATGTTGGAATTAAAGAAATCGTTGATATGTATCAACTATTGTTTGATGAAAAAGACCGAAAGAAAATTGATGCATTAAAATTGAAATTTACTGATTTTGCAGAATTAGTAAAGACTGCAATGGGTTTAGTAACAGGAAACGAAGAATTGGGAGAGTGATGAACCGTACTATGATTTGATTGATGATTTTGACTTAATCGTATCATCGATGAGAACGCAGTACGGTTTATCTTTGTACTCAGATGAATTTAAAAGGATGTCCTGGAACGAATTTAAAGCTCTATTGACTGGTATTGATGGGGAGACTCCACTTGGAAGAATTGTTCAAATTCGTAGTGAAGATGACCCCGATATGCTCAAACATTTCTCACAAGGTCAGCATGCTATTAGAAACGAATGGCGTAATAGACTGGCTAAAGAGAAAACAAGTCAAGAAATTGATAACTATTTAGAGCAAATCAAACAAGCATTTATCGAATTAGCGAAATAAGGAGGTGAGAGCGTGTCTCAAAAAGTTGGTGATATTCATTTAGATTTGAACGTGAATAAGCAAGGTTTCCAAAAGCAAATGAACGGTGTGATGGGATTTGCTAAAAAAGCTGCTGCAAGTATGGCTGCTTTATTTGCTGCAAAAAAAGTATTTGATTTTGGTAAACAAGCAATACAACTTGGGTCAGATTTAACAGAAGTTCAAAACGTTGTAGATGTCACTTTTCCAAAGATGACAAAACAAGTAGATGATTTTGCTAAAAATGCAGCACAACAATTCGGATTGTCTGAAACGATGGCAAAACGCTATACTGGTACATTTGGCGCAATGGCTAAAGCTTTTGGTTTTGGCGAGAAACAAGCTTATGACATGTCTACAGCGTTAACTGGACTATCAGGCGATGTGGCATCCTTTTATAATATCAGTCAAGATGAAGCATACACAAAGCTAAAATCAGTGTTCACAGGCGAAACCGAAACATTAAAAGATTTGGGTATCGTAATGACTCAGAATGCTTTGGATGCTTATGCAATGGCTAATGGTTATAACAAGACAACGAAAGAAATGTCAGAAGCTGAAAAAGTTGCCTTACGTTTTGCATTCGTGCAACAGCAACTTAGTCTTGCTGCTGGAGATTTTTCAAGAACTTCAGGTAGTTGGGCAAACCAAGTAAGGCTTATGAAACTCCAAATGGAGCAGTTCATGGCGACTATTGGTCAAGGTTTGATTAATCTATTTACACCAATTTTACGTTTGATTAACACGCTCCTAGCTAAGATTTTAACCTTAGCAAATGCTTTTAAGGCGCTAACTGAATTATTAACTGGTAATAAGTCATCAGGACAATCCAGTAGTATTGGTAGTGCATCTAAAGAAGCGAGTAATTTAGCTTCTGGTCTTTCTAACGCTGGCAAACAAGCAGGTGGACTTGGTAAAGCTACAGATGGCGTAGGAAAATCTGCTAAAAAGGCCGCTAAGGAAATGAAAGCTTTAATGGGTTTTGACCAAATCAACAAGTTGGATGATCAACCTGACAAATCAGATGGTGGTTCAGGATCTAGTGGAGGTGGCGGCGGCGGTGACGATGCCATCCAAGGCGCTGAAGTTGATTTAGGTAAACTTGCTGAAGGCGAAAATAAATTAGGAGATTTAACTAATGGTTTAATTGATAGGTTCAAGGAATTGTTTAACCTATTTAAAAAAGGATTTAATGCTACATTTAGATTGGATGGCATTGATAGATTCAAAAAAGCATTAAATGATATTTGGCAATTATTAGGCGAAATATTCGGTGATAGTCGTGTTGTTGAAGCGTTTAATGGTATGTTGGATAAAATGGCATATGCGCTAGGTCAATACGTTGGAGCGTTGGGTAACTATGCTTTAGGTATTGGCATTTTTCTAGCGGAATCAATTGCTGGAGGACTCAGGAATCAAAAAGATAGAATCATTAACGCTCTAGTTGAATCATTAACGAATTTAGGCCGTATTGCTGAAGCTGCTGGAAATATTGTAAGTATATTATCCAATACGTTTTATGATGTTATAACTTCTGAAGGTGCCATTCGTATAGGGACGGCTATTGTTTCAACTCTACTAAGTATTACAAGTACTATTTTTGAGATAGGAACAAAATTAGGTGCTGACTTTGTAGAGGGGTTAGAAAAAATAATTAAAGACAACGCTCCGAAATTAGGCGAAACTTTGAAAAAATCTTTAAATGCAGCAGCTCCATTTTTTGAAACAATAGAGCAAGCTGTAAATGATTTAGGGGATGCGTTAAATAAAATTTATGATAGTTCTGTAGGACCGTTCATCAGAGAATTTATGTCTGGTATATCAGAATTAGTCGGTGTAGTCATAGAAGCGTATGATAAGTACATTAATCCAGTAATTGAAAAATTCGCAACTAATTTTAAAGATGTGTATGAAAATCATGTAAAACCAGCTATAGATTCTACTGTCGCTGCGTTCGAACCGCTAGCTAAAGTTTTAATATGGATTTGGAATGTAATTCTAAAACCTTTGATTGCGTTTATACTTGATGTATTTATCAAAGCCTTGGCAGATTTAGCAGATGCAGTGGGGAATGGGATAATTTTATCAATCCAATTACTTGCTGATGCATGGAAGCTATTAATGGATGTAATAAAGATTGTATGTGATTTCTTTATTTCCTTAGTTGATGCAGCGATGCAAATAGCTTCAAGTTGGGATGAATTATCTAGTAAAACCAATGAAGTTTGGCAAGGAATTAGCAATTTTATTGGTCAAATTTGTGAAGGAATCGCTCAATTTTTTACTGATTTAAGACAAGATATATCAAATGCATACAATGATGTTGCTGAATGGTTTACTAATAAATTCCAACAAGCATGGAATGGTATTACAAATATATTTTCAAAACTGGGACAATGGTTCGGTCAACAGTGGCAAAACGTGCAAAATGCGTTATCCAATATTGCTAATTGGTTCAACAATATGTTTAGTAACGCCTATAGAAACGTACAGAATGCCTTTCAATCAATTGGGCAGTGGTTTTCACAACAATGGCAGAATGTTCAAAATGTATTATCTGGTGTTGCAAACTGGTTTGGACAACAATTCGGCAACGCTTATAAAAATGTTCAAAATGCATTCAAGTCAATCGGTAATTGGTTTGGCCAACAGTATAAAAATATTCAAAACGTGTTTAATGCTGTTGGCTCGTGGTTTAGTGGTAAGTTTAGAGAAGCTTACAACGGCGTAACCTCTGCTTTTAGTGGTATCGTTGGTTTCTTCGGCGGTATATGGAATCAAATCAGAGCCACCTTTACTCATGTAGGTACGATGGTAGGGAATGCCATTGGTGGTGCTGTAAGAAGTGTCATTAATGGAGTGCTCGGAACTGTTGAAAGAACCATTAATAGCGGTATTGGTATGTTAAATGGTGCTGTTAGTTTAATTAATAAGTTACCTGGTGTTAATATCGGTGGATTTAGCTATGTGAATTTACCACGATTAGCTCAAGGTGGTTATGTTAAGGCTAATACACCACAACTAGCAATGATTGGTGATAACAAGCGGTACGGTGAAATTGTTGCACCTGAAAACAAAATGTTAGAAATGGCTCGAAAAGCTGCTGAATTAACCAATAAAGGTGGAAATAACGATGCACAAATCGTTGCTATTTTGACTGCTATTCTTCAAGCATTGCAAGGCCTAGATTTAACTATTGACGGAGAAAGACTAACCAATAAAGTCGTTGATACAATTAACGAAATCACAATTCGTCGTGGCGAGTCGCCAATTCTACAATAAAGGAGATGATTAGATGGCAGAAATTGTTGCAAACGGCGTGAATTTACCATCACCTACAGATATAAGCATTGCTGATGAATTAATCTGGTCATCTTCAACTGGGCGAACAGCAAGCGGATTAATGATAGGTGACCTAATTGCGAATAAACAAACGATTAATATTAAGTGGGCGTATTTGACTCACTCAGAAAAAGAACTCATCAAACGTAATTTAGTTGGTGGGTTCTTTTCTATTAATATTCTCGGCGAAATTTTAACTGTCTACCGCGGCACAATTCAATCAGAAGTGCAAGGCTATTTGTCAGGCACTTTATATTATAAATCTGTATCTGTTCAAGTGATTCAGCAGTAGGGAGGTGAAAGATTGTTAGAACAAAGTAAAGAGTATTTAGCAGCAGTCAAAAGTCCACAAAGGCAAGTAGACGCACGTTTTACGCTAAATAATCGAGTGTACACGGGTAGACAACTAGCGAAGTTAGATTACGACCAAGCGATTGTATCAGGATCAAGTTATACGTTTGGCGGTGCATATGTTGCTGGTCTTACCGTCGAAATCAAAGAACTTGTGGAAGGTCTAATGGAGATGATGCCAGCAACCGCTGAAATCGGTATAGTGGTTAACGGCAAAGTGGAATACAAGCCTTTAGGTCAGTTTTTCATCACCGATATCGAGTTAGACAGAAATGCCAACTCGACGAAGCTAAAATTACAAGATGGATTTTGTAGGTTAAATGGCGAATATAAATCTAAATTAGGTTATAGAGCGCAGTTAAGGGATGTATATAGCGAGATATGTCAATCGTGCAATATTCAAACTACGCCGACAAATATACCTAGTGACATGATTGTTAGGTCACAATTGAACGAAACTAGTTACAGAGAAGCGATTAAATATGTCGCTCAGATGATAGGTTCATATGCGATTTTCAACAGGTACGGTCAACTAGAAATGCGGAAAATAGCAAAAATATCCTATCGAGTGACTAGGGATAATTACATTATGGGCGGTTTCAAACGGAAGGAAGTAATGTTCCGTTTGAATGGCATCGAATGTGAATTAGATGGAGAAAGTAAGCTATCTGTTGGATCGTCGAATGGCAATGTTGCTAAAATGAAAAATCCAATGATGACACAAGAATACTTAGAAAATCTTTTTGATAGAGTAAAAGGATTTCAATTTTATCCTTACTCTTTGAATTTTCAGGGTGATCCTTGTTTAGAGGCAGGCGACTGGATTGAGGTAGAATTTTCAAAAGGCGAATACTTTCAAGCACCGATTTTAGTTGAGAAACTATCTTTTGACGGTGGATTACACTCTGAAATAGCAGCAAATACAACAGGTATATCTGATGTTGTTTACCAATATAAATCACCACTTGCTAGAAAAGTAGAATACTTAGAAGGTCGATTATCTGCGGATGGTTTGACGCAGGTATATAGCGGTCTTGACGAACCGAACCATGCTCATCTTAAAAAAGGGGATACCTGGTTTAAACCAAACGGCACGGACATTGACATTTTGATGTGGGATGGCGAAAAGTGGGTTGTTCATAATTCTCGAGAAAAATTCGATGAACTAGAGAAAGAGTTTGAAGAAGTCAAAAAAGAGTTTGAAGAAAACAAAAAGACTATCGAAGAGAACGATAGACTTGTTAAAGAATCAACTACTGCCATCGATGATATGCGTGAGAAATTTAATCAAGTAGATAACACGCTAGAATCGCAACAAGGTCTGTTTGAAGAATTTGGAAATGAACTCAGCAAGAATATTAGTTTAGCTGAAGAATTGAATAGAAAATCAAGTTTGTTTGAATCAGGTATTAAATCAATCCAAAGCAGCACAAAAGATTTAATGGACGCTTACAGTGGTATTTATGATAAAACAAGAGATTTAGAAAATATTTTCGAAAATTTATCATATAGTGGTGAGAACTATTTTTCACGATTAGGGTTATCGAATTGTTCTCCAAACAAAGGTATTGCTTTTGATTCTGTGACAAATGAAGTGACGCTAGGTAAATATGGCGCACATAGTTTCACACAATTTTACAACATGCTCAAACCAATGAAGGATTTTGTTGGAAAACATGTAATGTTGTCATTTGATGCGATAAGTCCGAACGGTAAGGCGAGGATTCGTCCATATAATGATGTTTCACATGGTAAATATGTTATGCAACCAGTGCTTTTGAACGATAATAACATCGTCGATAACGAATGGAAGCATTTTGATTACAAAATTGACGTTGTGGAAACAAACGATACCAACGAATTAGAATCTAACAAAATTCTATTTTTTGCAAACGACCAAAACGGAGTGAAAATCAGAAATGTAGATTTTTATATCGGAGATAAGCCGAGAGATTATCGTGCGCCTACCTTAGATTTAGAAATATTGACAAGGGGTAAAATCACTGATATAGAACATCGTTTAGTTGAAGAAGATAACAAAATAAGAAACTATTTTACTGGTCAGATACAATCGCTGAACGGTGACATATCAACAGCTAAAACAGCCATAACGCAAGAGTTGAATAGGTACAAAGTTGAAATGGCTGAAAAGAACAAAGACCAAGACCAAAAGTACTCAAGTTTAGAACAAACAGATACAGCTATTAAATCATCAATCACCGCTGTAGATAAACGAATGGACAGTGTGGTTTCTGGTACGGGCAATATAGTGGACGCTAATGACCCTGTAAATCCTAAAGCAAACGTGATTAAAGATGGAACGGCAGCGATACTTACACATACTATTTTTGCGACCTCAGACACATGTTTTTATTTGAATTTAACGGAGAATTTAATTCCCGGTGCTGAATATCGTTTGGAATTTGATTGTGAAGGAATACAATCAAATGATGTATTAGTTTATGGGTTAGGTGGTGATTACAATCCATATCCGATGATATCTATAGTAAACGGCAAAAACGACAATACATTTATTCATGTGGGCAAAAAAACTAATGAATTACGCATTGATGATGTTCCGCTTAAACATGAAATTTCGACCACCAAAAAGATAAAATTATCAAATTTCAAATTAACTTGCAAAGGAATATCGGGTGCTATTATAGCAACCAATTCGAATATTATTCAAACGGCAGAAGGCATCAGGAGTGAGATAAATCAAAAAATTACCGCTGTAGACGGCAGAGTTACCACTCTTAATAATACACTGACTCAAACAGCAGAAGGTATCAGAAGTGAGGTAACCCAGAAGATTGGTGGTATAGACGGAAAAATATCAACACTAGGTACACAAGTTGATCAGACGGCGAATAGTTGGGCTGTTAAAAATATCAAAAACGCTAAAGAAATTGTATCTCAAATTAATTTAAATGGTGCTGATGTTTATATCCAAGGGAAGAATATTGCGCTAGATGGTAATACTCATATTACTAACGGTATCATTAAAACAGCGCATATCGGTGATGCGCAAATTACGAATGCCAAAATAGGTAATGCAGCTATTACAAGTGCAAAAATACAAGATGCATCTATCGTGAATGCCAAGATTGCAGATGCTACTATTGCTGGGGCGAAAATACAAGATGCGACAATCACCAATGCTAAAATAGTTAATCTTGATGCTGCAAAAATCACTACTGGATATCTTGAGTCTGATAGGATTAAAGCTGGAAGTATTACGGCTGATAAGATTCGTACAACAAGTCTATCTGCATTATCTGCTGATTTAGGCGACATCCGAACAGGGCGTATTCGTAGTTATGATGGTAATTTTGATATTAATGCGACCAACGGAACAATTGGTAGTAGAAGTGGAAGTAACAATATATACATCAGTAGCGGTGAACTTACTATGCGTAAAAATGGCAAAACCGTTGAAATGGATGGAGATGGATTGATTGTCACGGATGGCACTTATCGGTCAAGAATCCAACCACAAGTAATCGAGGTCAATGGGGCTGTTTATGCAAGTGATTACTTTAGAAACGCTAATACTTACGTTCCGTTTGCCGATATTGTTCAAAGCAGCGGTAGTGGGTCATCCAAAGTCAAGGAATTACTTAGGTTAGGCAGTTCTAGCAATCCTTACCTACATATAGGGACTGACGGCGGAAATTATGGAGTCACAGCGTGGAGTTCGGACGAAAAATTAAAAGAAAATATCTATCGAATAGATGATGATGAAGTTGTGGAAAAAATAAAGAAAGTCAATGTATATTCATTTGACTGGAAGGCAGACGGAACACATACAGATTACGGTTTCGTTGCGCAAAATTTGCAAAAAACATTTCCACAATCTGTGTTTGATGTGGATGGCACGTTAAATATCAATGTATCAGGAATTGTTCCGCCAATGCTAGCGGCAATCAAAGCATTAACGAACCGCGTGGAGTGGTTAGAAAGTATTATTAATAACACTAGATTAGGAGAGATGAACAAATGGAATTAAAAGCAACTAATATTAACTTTAACTATGACAACGACTATAATATCAAGGATGTATCTATCAGTTTAGGTGGAAACGATGAACGAAATAGCGTAAATGCGTATATTGTATTACCTAATGATGAGAATATACTTGATGATTTAACACCAAAACAAATGGCTGCAAAAGCAAAAGAAAAACTAAAAGAACTGATTGGAGAGCAATAAAATGAACGTATCAGAAAAACTAGCGATTAGAATTGCTAATTTAGAATTGGATAAAGCTGAACTTGAATGTAAATTGCAAGAAGTTATGGAAGAGTTAGCTAAAAAAGAAGAGGAAATCCAAAAGTTGTCTGGCGATACAGATGAAAAGAAAGCGTAAAGGTGGTAAGTATGTTGATCATTGATAATTTTCAGTTACTAAAAGAATTTGCAAATTTATTAAACAATTTATGGATACACGTTTTTATTATTTTGGTCGCTTTTGATATTTTGACTGGATTAGTTAAAGGCATGAAGAAGAATGCAACGAACAGCACTAAAGGATTAACTGGGATGATTAAACATCTATTAGTTGTCATCTTGATTATTACCGCTTATCCTTATTTATCACTTTTAGGATTGCAGCCATATGCCAATGCGTTTGTGTTGTATTATATCGCAAGCTACGCAATCAGTATCACCGAAAATCTAGGTCAAATGGGCGTGCCTATACCTACATTCGTTAGGGATAGAATTGAAAAATTGCGTGATTTGACAGATAAAGGTGATAAAAATGAATAGTCTAAACCTAAGACAAATAGACGGTGGGAATGTCATTAAACAAGCAGATTTTGGGTCTAACTTATCGTTTGAACTATTAGATGAACGTCGTCGTAAAATTCCTGAGCTTGATGGTCAAACAGCGACCATCAGGCTAATTAAAGGGGATAATATCGCCTATCAAACAGAGTCGCAAGTTGTAGATGGCTCAGTTTCATTCAAATTCGATAGAGTACTTGAAAAAGGTATTTATGTTTTAGAGATTGTAGCAGATAATTATGTCTTTCCATCGAACAATATGGTAAAGATTACAATCGAAAAGACCGCTGGAAACTATAAGCCTGAAAATATGGTTAAAACTGATTTGGTTGAGCTGCAAGGGAAAATTACTGCGATAGAACAAAGAGAGCATGATGTCAATCAAGAGTTGCTTGATGTGGGGCAGAAACAGGCCGAGATGACAAAGCGTATCGAAACTTTAGAGAGTCGTGAAGACCACGATACGATTTATGACGATACAAAAATCAAACAATCAGTCGCTGATGTCGATACTAAAGTCGATAATTTATCAGAAAAAGTAACAGCCTTAGAAGAAC